CTTCCGGCTTTGACATCACTTCTTTTAACATTCTTACTTCTCTTCCCACTTTTTCTTCTTTCTTCACTCTTTCTGTTCGTTCTTTTAATGCATCAATTGCAGTCTCTTTTTTATAATACTGTTCAATGCATGAATTTATATTTTTAGGTTTAATATGATGTATGACCCATCCAATTTGATTGAGCAAATCTATAATTCTACGTATTGGACTAGTACTATGAGTATATTCCTTTACTTCTAACATTTGATGCTCTAGTTTTTCACCATACTTCTCAACAGATTCTAATGTAATATACTTACCATGTAACCCTTGTTCTATAATCATTCGAATACGATCACTAGCTTTGATCTTCTTTTTTTCTTCTGTACAACCCGTAATCTCGACTGTTCCGCAATCATCTCCATCATTTCGCGTTTTTACTACACGAAATATACCGAATTTCTCATATTTCATATGTTTTGCTAAATACTGATTCATTTGAATCATCCAGTACGCAACCACATCATTACTATCTTCAACTGTATTATCTAATATTTTTGTAATTTGTTTTAAGTCTTTATATGGTTGGTATTTTAATAATTTCTTTTCTTCATAGTCAAAATTGTGTGACACTTTGATTCGACATTGATTATACGATGGTTTAAATCCATCCAAATGCTGAATATAGACACCACGTCTAGGATGCTCGACTACTGTAAATTCCATGACAAAACCTAATCTTACATGATCCTGATCTAAACTACACAATTGTTCTCCTATTATTGTCGGTAACATAGGACGTTTCATATCTGGAAAGTAAATAGTAGATGAACGAGTACCCACCACATCCCATAAATTCATAATATGCAACCAACACCATACATTCGCAATATATACACTTACTATGTACTCCGTTATTTCTCCATTTTCTTTTATATGAATCGATAACGCATCGTCCCTTTCCATAGTACCCTTGGGATCTATAGTAAAAATATCCTTACGATTTTCATAATTCATGAAATGTCCATATTTTTCAGGATTGTTTATAATTGTGTTCATAGTAGAATCTATGCTATTTGTTTGCATAAATTCTTTTGATCTCGCAATCGCAGGTGTAATTGAATCATGTATATTTTTACAGTACAATCTATACTCACTATACGCTGTCAAATCATAAGTATCGCCAATATTCTGTGATATAATCCCACATGGATGTTTGTCATTCCAATTTTGAAAATAAAATGTAATATACTTGTTTTTGAAATTTTTTTGAAAACCCATAGGCAAATCATATGGAATTAAAAAGTACGGTAATCTACTATCATATGGTCTGCATTTGTAATACAACCGCTTCTTATTATCAGTACGACCATATGTACGATTGTTTTCCAATAATAAGACACCGGGTATATTCTTACAAGAGCGAACTGGAGATTCAGTTACCTTGCAGATCTGTTTGTCAATGAATTCATCGTTATTGGTTATAGTAAATACATCACCATCAAATAATTTTAATTGTATGGGATTGGCTACTGTTCTTGAGTCAGAATCTTCTTCCATTGTTTTCAGTATTTCTGTTTCATCTTGCACGTCCGTATATTTCCACGATTTGTAATCTCTCGATTCGATTTTGCATTTGTACATCATTGTTTTTCTCTCGGTTTATGTTAATTGTAAAAATATGTTATAAACTATGTTCGGTTATAAAATATTTTATATTAACTCATAAATAATCAATTTTAGTGAAGAATATAAACATAAATTTTGGGTTTAATATAACCCACTGTACAGTAGAATAATATGACTAACTCTTTATTATTGAAAAAGAAAGCCAAAATGATGGCGAGTACAAATGTAAATTTATCCAATACCCCTTTTCTTGTTATTGTAGAATCCCCGTCTAAATGTGCTAAAATCGAAAAGTTTCTCGGGTTTCAATACAAATGTATTGCTTCTAAAGGACATATTCGTGAATTGATAAAAGTCGGAACTTTAAAACAACATTATGATCCTACTTATGAAATCATACCTGAAAAAAGATCCCATGTAGAATGGATGAAATCTATTATTTCACAATTCTCTCCAACTGATGTTTTCCTAGGTACTGATGATGATCGGGAAGGAGAAGCAATTGCCTGGCATATCTGTAAAGTATGCAATCTAAATGTTGAAACCACAAAACGTATATTATTTAATGAAATTACAAAACCCGCGCTTGTTAAAGCTGTACAATCTCCTACTTATACTCGTATGAATATTGTACATGCTCAACAAGCTCGACAAGTCCTAGATCGTATGATTGGCTTTAAAATCAGTCCTTATTTATCAAAGTTTGTTCCCCATGATAGTCAGAAATATTTATCAGCTGGTAGGTGTCAAACGCCGACATTACGATTAATATATGACAAATTCAAATCAAGCCATGATAAAGAAGCTTCAGTACAATACAAGGTCCGTAGTGTATTTTTCCCAGACCCTTCTTCTCTCCAATTCACTTTGTCTAAACCTTTTTCAAATGAAAATACAATTGTTGAATTTTTAGAAGATTCAAAGGAATTTTCTCATATTTTCCATGTTCAAAAAACTGTAGAAAAAAATAGTATTGCGCCTAAACCTTTTAATACATCGAATCTATTGCAACATGCATCATCTTATTTAGGAATAAGTCCAAAGAAAGTGATGGATTGTTGTCAAACCCTTTACCAAGACGGTTATATTACTTACATGAGAACGGACAGTAAAAAATACTCGATGGAATTTTTAAAAAACCAAATGAGTGATTTCATTGGTGATCAATATGGTTCGGATTATTTAGGCGATTTTGGAACTGTATCTATTCAAGACAATCAAAACCCACATGAAGCCATCCGTGTTACGAATTTAAAGACACATTCTGTAGAATATGATGACAACAAGGTGATTGCTGTTTATCGTGTAATATGGAAACGGACAGTAGAGAGTTGTATGTCAGTTTATCAGTATAAAGAACACAAATTTACGATTGACGCTCCTCATGATTTATTATACAATACATCCGTAGAAGAAGGTGTATTTTTAGGATGGAAGCGAGTTAGTACAACGATTAACCAGCACAATGATCAACTAACTGAGCTACATCGGAAGATGAATATGTGGAAGCGTTATGACAATAAACATATACAATATGAAAAAATCGAAAGTACATTGAGCGTTACCAATCAAGAAACTCATTATCAAGAGTCTGGACTAGTCCAAGCATTGGAAAAACTCGGTGTTGGACGTCCATCTACATATTCTATGCTAGTCGATGTAATACAACAACGCGCTTATGTTAAAAAAGAAGACATTGAAGGCATTGAATACAAATTCAATGAATATACTTTAGTACAACATGACGACAAATTAAAAATCAAACCCGTAGAAAAAACTTTTGGATCATCGAAAAATCAATTGTGTATTAAACCGATTGGTATTCAAAGTATTGATTTCTTGTACAAACACTTTCCGTCATTATTCGATTATGAATACACAAAACACATGGAAAACCAATTGGATGAGTTAATCAATAATATTGATTTAGAATGGTACAAAGTATGCGAAGAATGTGAAAAGACTATTAAGAAAAGCATTGCTCCTATACAACAAAAAATGAAACAAGCATATTCATTGGACGATACTCATGAACTGGTATTTGGTAAAAATGGCGCTGTTATTCGCATTAAAGATACGAAGACATACAAATCTGTAAAAAAAGATGTGTTATTGGATTTTGAAAAATTGGAAAATGGTAGCATGACCTATAATGATTTAGTGGAATTACCAGAGGGATCTTTAGGAAAATATGATAATGAAGACATTTTTGTAAAAAAGGGTCCATATGGAACATATGTACAATGGGGTGAAAAAAGAGAAAATATCGAGAAACTAATACGTAAAGTGAAAATTCCCCTAACTTCCATTACTTTAGATATAATTGCGCCATTTTTAGATGACTGTAAAAGTAAATTACCTCCCTCTGTTTTACGTATTTTAGACGAAAATATGTCGGTCCGTAAAGGGAAAAATCGCGCTAGTAATTATATTTTTTACAAAACAGAATCCATGAAAAAACCTTCTTTTGTTAATATTCGTAAATGTCCGTTGAATGTGATAACCGATGACCCTGAGTTGATTATAGAATGGGCAATGGAATCATTAAACAAATAAGAACAGTTGATAAAAATGACATGTAAGTCTATAGTAAATGTATGGCTGAAAATACTGTAGATTGGTCTAATACAATTTTTGATATAAACAAATGGGAAGAAATCGGGGATACTACTGAAAGTAGAGATATCATGAAAGTTGTTTATTATATTATGAGTATAATTCTGTACATTATCAGTTTCAAATATTTATTCGAAAATAAAAACACAGAATACTCGGCATATATATTCCTTTTTATTTTAAACAGTATTTCTCCTTTTTTATGGATCGAAGACTTTAGGAGAATATTGAATGGATTGAGCATTAACCCACTAAAAAATCCAAGCAAAAACCTTTTAATGACATTGAAATCATTTTCAATGGGTATCAGTAGCATACTCGTATTTATCAGTTTTCTTTTAGTGATTACTACCAATGAAAGAATTCGTAAAATGAAGATGAAAACTGAAGGAGATGGTAATAATATCAGTGATTTGGATGTTAAGTTTATTGATAACAAAGAGTACAAAGATAAAGTAATATTGATTACTTTTGTATCAATTATCGTTATTATTTGGGCTATGTTAGGAGAAACATTTAGTAGTAGTAATACTATATTATCGAGTTTCGATAAAGACGAGTTTTTCAGACAGTTACCTCTTGGTGAATCTGGCTTTGTTAAAATTATAAGATGGTTATTGGATCAGCCATATGCAATAGTACAAAATATAGAACAATATATTCACATTTTTTCTAGTAAAATAAAATTAGAACCCATGGTAAAAATGGTGGCGACCTATTGTGTTACCTTTATTGTTACATTTTTCGGTTTATTTGTGCGAATACCAAAACGTCCTGAAGAAATTAAAAATAAAATGGATCGATTCAAGGTTATTAACATGTCGAATGTTTTTACTCCTGTATTTTATCGTAGATTTGAACAATACAAGCATTTATCATTATTTACATGGGGTACCATTATTAGTTTATTTATAGGATGGATATTGTACTATTGTAGAGTGTATATATTATCTGATTTAACCGGTAAATGGAAAAATGGTGCTATTGGTTTTTATGGTATGTTGGTTGTAGGTGTTTTTGCTGGTCTTTTTGGCGGTGGAGCAAAACTCGGGGTTCAAGAAACCAAAGTATTAGTTATGAGTGTATTGGCGTTTATTATGGCTGTTCTTGGTACTCCTGTAGTAACCGGGTTATTATCTATATTAAATAAAGTGAGCTATGGATTGATTGCAAATTTATTTAATAGTGAAAATAAATTAATTGTAAATAAAAGCATTTCTACGCCAACTTTCATACTATCAATCATCTCATTTGTTGCAATATTTTTTGGTGTTATGCTAAGTTCAACTACAAGTATTGGTACAGACCCACTTGATAGAAAATCGAAAACTAATAAAAAGGGAAAACCCACTAATACAAGATGGGTAGATCAGCCTAAATCGATGAAACTATTTGTTGTTGTATTAATATGTATGTTAATATCCCTTGTACTTGCATTGTCAATGAACTACAAGATTTTTACTCATATTTATACACTAATCAAATCACTACTAGAAATGACAGTAGTATATGTTGCACCATTTGGAATAATTGCTATTGCAATCATGAACTTTGTTTTTTCAAAAAAGAACCATGACAAAATATTAAATCGAATTCCAACAGATACAAACTTGCGGTAAATACACTTAAATATTTCCTTTCTTCATTGTAAAATGAAATATTATGAATCTAATTTTGATGAATATGTCAAGAGCGTACATAAATATAATTTACATCCGGAACTGGATATAATTCTAAATAAATTACCTTCTAAAATCAAGGATCTACCTAATATGATATTTTATGGACCATCTGGTGTGGGAAAATACAGTCAATGCTTACGAACATTGTACAATTATAGTCCATCTAGATTCAAATACGATCGTAAAGTTTCACTCGGAAACGACAAAGGAGAGAAAAAAACAAAAACCACTGTAAAAGATAGTTCATCGAAAGCATCAAGTTCATCAAACAAAAAAAACAGTAGTTATTCTGTCACTAGCAATAGTAGCAGTAATAATACTACTAATAAAAAGCCCGACTATAGTTATCGTATTAGCGATATACATTATGAAGTAGATATGGCAAGCCTTGGGTGTAATGCAAAATCAAATTGGCATGAAATCTTCTTTCAGATTATCGATATTATATCAGTAAAACCTGAAAAGTCAGGTATAATTGTATGCAAAAATTTCCATATGATTTACAACGAACTCCTAGATATTTTCAATAGTTATGTTTGTCACCCTTTTTACAATATAGTGGTACGGTTTGTTATTATTACTGATCATTTGAGCTTTATACCAAATTCGGTTATAGATAACTTTTTAGTAATACCTGTAAAACGTCCTACCAAGGAAAAATTAATTGACTTTGTAAAACTACAAAACAAAACTGTTTTTGGACAACATAACAATTTTATTATGACTTCCACTGAAAAATATCAATTATCATCTACTTTAGATAAGATCCAATGCAATTCAATAATTAATTTAAAAGAGTTACAAATCATGAAAACGTTACCTTGTGAGAAGCTTCCTGTCGATGTATTTAATATTATTACCGATAATATTATCCGTAAAATCATAAACCCGAAAGAAATAAAAATACAAGAATTTCGGAATGAACTGTATGATTTACTCATTTATAATATTGAAATCACAGAAGTTCTACTCTACATAATACAATTTTTTCTGGAAAAAAAAATTATGGATACTACACAAACCAGCGAAATATTATTTGAATGTTACACTTTTTTGAAATACTATAATAATAATTATCGATCAATTTATCATTTGGAAAATATCATTTATTTTATTATATCGAAAATTCATTTCAATACAACTTAATTATAATTACTATAATCAACGATCTCTCTCTCTATTTCCATGAATTACCATAAGGCATGTACAATACTCGAATTAGACCCAATTACGACTAAATCTAATAAATGCGCTATTAAAAAGAAATATCATATTTTAGCACTTCGGTATCACCCTGATAAAAATAAAGAACCGAATGCTAACGAACGCTTTTTAGAAATACACGAAGCATACCAATATTTGATGGAAAATGAGAACTGTGACTCGTCTATACCAACATACGAAGCAATTGTCCGTTTTTTTACTGGTAGTTTAAGCCCGGAAGTACAACAAGAGTATTTACAAGTAACTTTAGAGAAAGTAGTATCCATTTGCGAAAAACAAGCAATCCATATGATCGAAACAGTACCATATGATAAGTTTAAACAAATATATAACATTCTCACTAGATATAAACACATATTCCCATTGTCACAGGAATTCCACCAGGCTATGGAAAAAAAGGCTATTTATTGGTTTTCTCAAGGTTCTTTGAAAAAACAACGCAATTCTGATGATAATGAATTTAATAATGATTTCGAGTACAATTATGATATGAATAGTTCCAAACTATCATCAAATGTTTCAGTATCTACCGATGAATACTATCAAGATTATAACTTTGAAGTGACCGAATCTGAGTTCGATTTATGCGATAATGAGACAATGATTTTACGTCCAGTATTAGATGATATTATTATAGATAATGTGTATAAGTGTATATATGCAGATGTGAATCAGTCTATGAAACTAGCAAAACCATTATATATCCCATTATGGCACCACGAATTGACCTATGACAAAACGGATGATACAGAATTAACAGTAAAAATTATTCCCAAACTTCCTTCTACCAATTATTGGATCGATGATGAAAATAATTTGCATCAACGAATTGAATATACTTTATGTGAGCTATGGGATTATGTCGCAGAAGAAAAATATTTAGAAATATTTTTTGGTAAAAAACGTTTTATATTTTACCCTCAAGATTTACAACTGATGATGTATCAAACATGGACATGGCGAAATAAAGGAATATCAAAAATAAATATGACCAATATATATGACGTTTCTTTACGTGCCGATGTAGTGTTACATATTCATATTACTGGAATTTTATAAACCATTATTATATACAATGTTTTATCCAAAATTAAAAAATTTAATTCAAAATACTCGTATAAAAGAAGAATACACAATTCAAGAATTACTTGAGTACTTTGGTGAAAGTACAATTATTATAGGTATTCTACTTGTTACTATTATTACGAGCCTTCCTTTGCCTCCATGGGGTGGAGGGTTTGAATCAATACCAAGCGGTTTTTTATGTATATTTTTTTCGATTCAAGGATTAATAAATCGTAAATATTTGTATTTGCCCGAATTCATGTCTAATTATACAATCAATGTTAAATCGCTAAGTGAAAGTGAATACATTGACAAAATGTTTGATTTCATTGACAGTTATATAGTAGAGAGAAACCTATATGTATTTAATGGTTTTACCAAGGTATTATTTTATTCTTTGGTTATTTTGAACTCTTTGCTTATGATAATACCAGTTGTATTTACGAATGTGTTACCATCACTATGTATAACTATAATGTCACTATTATGGTTACTGGGAGATGGTCTATATTTCATACTTTCTCTCGGTCTATCTGTTTTCGTATTTCTTTTTTATCTTTCAATTGGAATGGTTTTTTCCAAATGGTTATATCGAAATCGTAATTATTGGTCATTCGGTTTATTTGGACAAAAAAAATAAAGTATCAGATATTAAAAATATTATTTGTACTGTAGAAACAATATTTGGTTAGTGATTATGTGAAATTAACACTTCCTATGAACAATACTAGGACCACATTCTTCATAGTCTTCTCGTGTTATCCATTTATCTTGGAAAGTATTGAGAGAAGTCAATATAGATCCTCCAATCCATACACTGTATTTTCTCTCGGGTGGTGCTACAACACGAACATTCGTATTTGGTGGGCACATTGTTTTTAACTCCTTTGTCAATCTTTCGCTTAATCCAGGATACATTGTTGTACCACCTGATAATACAATATTGGAAAACAGATCCTTACGCAGATCAATATCACACTTCATGATTGTATCGTACAAATAGGTATCAATTCCCTTGCTTTCTTTACCAATTAAAGTAGGATTAAACAATACCTCTGGACAACGGAATCGTTCATGTCCTACGGTTACTACATTTCTATCCGGTAGTTCATACTGTTTTTCAACTTCTCCACTTGCTGCCGCTTTTTCCATTTCTTTGTTGAAGTCTAATGCTACATAACACAAATTTTCTTTCATATCACGTACAATTTCTCGTTCTGCAGTAGAAGTGAATGAATAACCGCGTTCCATTAAGATTTTCATCATATATTCTGTTAAATCACGTCCTGCTAAATCCAATCTGTAAATAGCATGAGGAAGTGAATATCCGTCGTATATGGGTACAGTATGAGTGACTCCATCACCGGAATCCATAACTACACCTGTTGTGCGTCCTGCTGCGTATAAAGACAAGACTGCTTGAATACTTACATACACAGATGGTACATTGAATGTTTCAAACATAATTTGTAGCATACGCTCACGGTTTGATTTTGGGTTCATCGGTGCTTCTGTTAACATGACCGGATGTTCTTCGGGATTTACCCGTAACTCATTGTAAAAAGTGTGGTGCCATATTTTTTCCATGTCGTCCCAATTTGTTACAATACCATGTTCGATTGGGTACTGGATACTTAATACACCTCTTCTGACCTGGGCTTCGTCACCAATAAATGGTCCATTATCCTCAACACCAACCATACCAATATCGTGCTTTGCATAACCAATTATTGATGGGAAAACCGCTCGGGGAGCATCATCGCCAGAAAATCCGGCTTTACACATTCCTGATCCATTATCAATCACCAAAGGGCAATCATCTTCT